TCATGCATCTGTTCAACCATGTCTACGATGGATGACAGACACCATGTGCAAAAAGTAACTGGGCAAATTCCAAAGTGACCTTGGACTCCTCCCTCTTCATCGTCATAATCACAGCCACAAATGCTGCAAACGTCTGGTGGCGTAAACGCCTTTTCTATGGCTTCCTTGTCCATATTCCTCCTATCCGTGACACGCTAAACATTCTTCAGCATCCTTAAGGGCATGCCTCTCTACCTTCATTCCAACCTTATCTACAGTCTTACCTGAGTTAGTTCGTAGGTAATACAAACCCTTGAGCTTTGAATAGAAAGCTCGTAAGTGAACTGAGTTGACGTAAGACTTGTGAGTACCAGCTGGGAAGAAAAGGTTTACACTTTGACCTTGGCATACGTAGTGCTGCCTATCGGCTGCATGATCTACGATCCAGTGTTGGTCAATTTCGAATGCAGTTTTAAATACATCCTTTTCCCATTCCGAAAGGAAATCTAGGTGTTGTACAGACCCATCTGCATTTAAGATCGAGTCCCAGTTTTCTTTTGTGTTTTGCTCATAGGACTCAAGTAAAGATTCAAGGAATCGATTCTTGATGAGATGAGCTCCTGCCCTCGTGCGATGAGTAAAGCAATTAGACTTAAGGGGCTCAATACTAGGAGAACAGCCACAAATAATGCTGCTATTAGCATTAGGAGCAATGGCAAGAAGGTGACTGTTGCGATGGCCTGTACCCACCATGTCAGGGGCTTCACCCCTTTCGGCGGCAAGTAGTTTTGTAGATTCAATAGCTTCATTTTTAATTTCTTTAAATATTTTATTATTAATAGATTTAGCAAGTACTGACTCCCAAGGCACCATTTCTTTCTGTAGGTAACCATGGAAACCCATAGCACCTAGCCCTAGTGCACGTTCTTGCTCAGCTGAGAATCTAGCCTTCTGAATTTCATCAGGTGCGTGATCGATGAAGAATTGCAGTACGTTATCTAAAAGACGTACGAGATCACGTACTAGTTCTGTATCCTTCCATTCATCATATTTCTCGATGTTAATCGAAGAAAGGCAGCACACCGCCGTACGTTCCTCGTTTGTAGGTAAGTGGATTTCGTTACAGAGGTTTGAACCTTTGATCTCCAAACCTTTTTCACGTTGGCATTGCGGAAGGTTTCTATTAGCCTCATCGATAAAGTTAAGATAAGGTGACCCAGTTCTAAAACGAGTCTCCAACAGTCTTTGCCAAAGATCACGAGCTTTGACTGTGTCCTCAACTTTTCCTGTGTGAGGGCATACAAGGTTCCAATCGGTATCATGTGAAACAGCCTCCATAAAATCATCGGTGATATTCACCGCATTAAATAAATTAAAACACTTACGATTAGCGTCTCCTCCTGTAGGTAGCTTGAAGTTCATGAACTCAACGATGTCTGGATGACTTACGTTTATATAAGCTGCATAACTTCCTTTACGTGTTTTACCTTGTTTGTAAGCAGTCATTTGCGAATCAACCACTTTAAGGAAAGGAATAGCACCTGGTGATTTATCTGATACACCACGTACGCGGCTCCAATGACCACCTACCCCACCACCTTTAACAGACAACCAAGAGACCTCATTGTTGTGATTGATAAGGCCATCTAAGGTGTCGTCTACATAAGTTAAGAAACAGCTAATAGGTAGACCTTTAGGTTTCTCATCTTTAAGAGGTGCGTTTGATAAGACTGGTGATGCAAACATGAACCAACGTTTAGAAGCATAATCATATATACGTTGTGCAAACTTCTTATCGCCATATGAATAGGCTTGAGCTGCTCTTGCAAATGCGTCTTGGGGATCTTCGCCTGGACGGCAGTAGTATTCAGTTAATAAGGCTAGTGCTTGGGGTGTGAAACCTTCGTTTCGAGAATAATCAACTTTGATCATATTCCTCCTCTTCAATTAATTTTGTTAAATACCACTGAGCTTTCTTGAGATCCTCAAGACCATTCTTGAACTTATAGCGAGAGACATACTTAATGATGTTTCCCTCTAGGTAGTCCATGTTCTGATCCAAAATGAAATCAATCACTTCAATGTTTCCTTGTTGGTAATGTGTTGGGTTTATTGCATCTGCCATAACTTCACCTCTCCTGTTTTAAGGTTGTAGTCACCATCCCTAAGGATTCGTGCCATACGTGCGTTTAGTAATGCGTCACTGGTTGTTAGGCCTGCTTTCTCAAAAGCACCTACGACTACACCCCAAGCTTTTGTGAAGTCTTTGTCGCAGTTAATACCTGATAACAACTTAGCCGCACTTACCTTGCCTACCTTAGGACAGCCTTTATAGTTATCTGTAGGATCCCCAGTGAGTGTCTGGGTTAACCAGTTAAGGTTGGCAGTGCGTTTATCAATAGATATGTATTCCTTACTTTCGTAGTCATACAAAGTGGTCGGTATTGTCTGTAGATCCTTATCAGCTGATACCAATACATACTCATCAGATTTAGATCCTAAGATCCCAAGTACATCGTCAGCTTCTAGGTTTTCCCAGATGTGTGTTTTATAGTTTTCCTGCACCCATTCTTTAGCAGCTGGGTATGCCATTGGTTTACGTGTACCAATACGATTAGCTTTATATTCAGGATTGATATCCTTTCTAAAGTTCTTCATATCAGAGAATGCAAACTCAACCTCATCGATCTGTGAGTTCTTAACTAATGTATGTACATAGTCCTCGACAGCAGGACGAATATGATTGAAGTCTGAATACAGCATCCAATGGTCACCGCCGAAGTTGAATTCTTGTTCAGCCGCAGAGGTAGCTCGATATAGAATGATGTCGCCATCAATTAATAGTTTCTTCATCGTAGTAGATCCCTTAACGTAGCCAATTACACAAAGAAATAGCGTATTCAAGTGGAGCCTTGAACCATTCATTCTTGCGTTCTAGATGTTTACCAATCTTCTTATGAACACGCTTTTCAGCTCGCAAGCGATCCTTAGTGAACACTCGGTATTCAATTTTGAAATCACGATAAGGTGAGCTAGTTTGATAAGAAGCTAAACGGTCATCGGCATTTGCTGCCATACCAATCTTGTACCATCCTTCCCAAGCTGGGTTAGACATTACATAGATGTCGCCGCCTTTATATTTCTCATAAAGCTTTGCGTATTCTTTCTTGGTTTGTTTGAGATCTTCAGATCTATCTACGATGCCCATGGCTTTATAAACGGCTGCAAAGCCACCAAGTTTGTAGATTTCATGGTAAGGATGTTTTGAATTACCGACGCGGTATCTCTTACCTTCTACGTACATTCTTGTACGATCTTCTAGGAATCTTTTCCTAGTGGGTTTCAGCCCAGTTATTTCCGACTTTATATTCACCGTCAAGTGGTAGTCTGAATTTGAAACGTTTTCCAGTGTCCTGGATTGCTTTGATTCCGATTTTTGCGATTTGTTCGTCATATCCCTCCTTCACTAAAAGTTGTACTTCATCGTGTACAAACGCTACTTGTCTGTACTTATCTTGAAGACCTGCTGCTTTAAGCTGTTTGTTGTATTCAACAACCCAAGCTTTACAAAGAATTGCCCCGGTACCCTGTAGTAATACATTCACCGCACTGTGTGCAGAACGTACTGGGAATAGTCGCCCATCAAGCCCAGTAAGGAATCCTTTGTCCTTAACCTTTTTCGCGACTGCTTCTCGAAGGTTCTTGATGGCCGGGGTCTTAGCAAGAAATCTCTCACGAAGCTTTTTTCCTTGTTGTGCAGAGCCACCTACGACTTGACCAATCTTCAAATCACTGGCGCCGTAGAGGAATGCATATATAAAGCGTTTCGCTAGATCTCGATCAGGTAAACCTGCTGCTAACTGATTTTCTGTATGAATGTCACCTTCCAGGAGAGCCTTGGCATAAGCACCGTCATCCCATATAGCTGTAAAGTGAGCTAGACATCGAAGCTCGAGTCCAGACATATCCATACCTAATAACTTCCAACCTTTAGGTGCATGAAATAGTTCACGGCATTCATGACCATAAGGTGCACCAGTAGATGGCACTTGTCCTACATTAGGATTCTGATGACTGCATCTGGATGTGATTGTTCCCATAGTGGTAACACGTCCATGAATCAGGCCATCTTTTTCTAATTTGAGCCAAGCTTGTTTTCCTTCAGCTAACTGACCTATACGCTTTTGCAGCAATAGGTATTCTTTTAGTTGAGCAGCTTCTGGAAGATCTATGGTGTTAAGCACCTTTTCATCGATCTTAGGTTGATTGCTATTAGTAAATTCTTTTGGTTCCCATCCCATCTCAATTAATTTCTTACAGATGTGATGGCGTGAATTAGGGTTAAACGTAACCCACTTAATCTTGGTGTAAGGGGCATCTTGAATTGTGATACCCCTATTTTGTTTCGGCGTGGTTACACCTTTTGATTCCCACCAACCGCCAAACTTCTCCTGTAATTGTCTGTCGATTGCTGTAGCTTTGTCCTTGAGCTCTGCATAAAGGAGCATTGCTTTCTCAACATCAAACGGGAATCCATTGTCAGTCTGCTCTAGGCATGCTGCATGTATTTGATGTTCTAGTTCTATAGCTTCTTCGCTGTACTCAACCTCTTGCAGCTTCTTATAAAGCTTGTCAGTAACTTGTACGTCCTGAGTACAATAGTTAAGCATTTCCTGGCTGAACTCAGACCAGTCTGTCTGCTCAGCAAAGTCACCTTTTAATTCACCAAGTCTGATACCCCAGGCTTTAAGACTATGAGATCCGATATTTCTTGCTACAAACTTACCTGCTCTATAGAGATCAAAGTCTCTTTCTTTAAGATCAGAGAAAATCAATCTAGATACTATTAACGTGTCTGTGATCTTACCTTTGTAGTCAAAGCCATATAGCTGATCCAGTACAGGTAAGTCATAGCCCATAATGTTATGACCGATTAATTCATCTGCATCTAATAAGAACTGAACGCCTTCATCTAAGCGATCATTTGCAAATTGGTAAATACTTATATCGTCAGCATCCTTTGCAACAATACAGTGCACTTTAGATGCTTCGATACCGTCTGTTTCGATATCAAATATCAATCTCATATATGTCCTCCGCTAGAGTAACTAATGTATTTTTCTTGGTTTATCGGGGTCGTCTTCGTTAGGGTCGAAGTCGCTAATGTTGTCCTTGTCACGTAATAATGATTCTTCCCACATGATGCGGAACTCTTCTATCGTGACTGGGGTATCTTCAGGCTCTAAATTGAATAGCTTTATGTTTTCCATAAAGTCAACATAAGCCTGTCTTAGTGCTTCTTCTGTGTAGATGATCCCGTCTTCTGATCCATCCTCGAGTGGGATGATGTTAAAACTCTCCGTCAGTTTGCCCGACGGCGAAGTCGAACGTAGATACGCCCTGATTTCCACCAGCAATTTCTCGCAAACGTCCAGTTTCTCTTTTATACGCGACAGTTCCTGTGACACCTGTTTCTCCTGTATAACGATTCTTCAATACGCGAACCGTTGTGAGATTAGGATCTTCACCTTGTTGGTCACGCTCTAGTCCAACTACTGCATCAGATAACTGAGCTATAGCTGCACTACCCCTTAGAGAATTTAAAGAGGTCTCCTGTCCTCTCTCATAACCTTTATCACCTTGGGGGCGTCTTAAGTGAGATACCAAAACCATTGCACATTGCAGCTCTTCAGTGAGCGTGCGTAACTTAGTCATGGTGTTATCAATTAAGCGGCGTTCATCAGATTCTTCATCCGCTGAAATACCTGAGACCACCATAGAAAGGTGATCCAAGATGATGACGTCGCATTCACAACCTCGGACGAGGAATCGAATTTTGTCTAGTAGGTTTCCAGATTCAGTTGAGCCCCAATGGTCATAGAGAAAGAGTTGATCTTTCACTGCATCGAATGAATCTTTGTAATTATCTATATCAATATCAGGCATCATATGGAGAGGCTCATTTGCATGGATCCCCATAAAACCTAATAGTGTTCTATCGTCTGCTTCTTCGAGGGCGATATAACCAACTTTGGTTCCCTCAGTCATAAGCTTGTAGGCTATCTCTCTGCAGAAGGCAGATTTACCAACCCCGCTCCCTGCTGTGATAGTTGTGATCTCACCACGGCGCATTCCTAGTAACTTCTGGTTCATCCCAGGGAATGGAAACTCCCAGGCTTTCATAACTTTTCTAGCCTTAAGTTTGTCCCACAGATCTGCAGCAGCTACGATGCCATCGGGGTGGAATGTTTTGGCATCCCACATAGCTTGTAATAATTCTTTTGTCTTGCCTGCAACAACCATTTCATTCGCGTCCTTCATTTCTAAAGTAGCGATCTTGGCTCTCTTAGGTGGTAATAGAGCAGCAGACTCCTTAGCTGCAGCACGACCTACTTCGTCGTTATCAAACATAAAGACAATAGTCTCAAACTTTAATAACCACTCAAGGTTGTTACGTATAGCTTTAGGAGCACCTGCTGCACCATTCGGGACAGATACAACTGGCCACTTGTGGCTCTGTACCTGCGAAAGTGAAATTGCATCAATCTCACCTTCAGTAATGATGACTTTCTTGCCGCCATCCTTCCAAAGATTCTGTCCAAACAGACGAACCTTTTTTGTTTCGCCGATAAAGCGAAAGTCTTTATTTGGAAAGCGAATCTTCTGGGCAACAACATCACCGGAATCGTTTGTGTAGTTTGCAATCTGAACAGGCTGTCCGTTCATTTCTCCAACTTGGTAATTCCATTTACGAGAGCTCTCTAAAGTAAGAGCACGATTAGGAAGTGCCTTATGGATACCTGAGATCAGACCTGTCTGTGCAGGTTGCTTAAACTCAACTATTTTGTTCACATCCTCGTCGGATTTATTAAATTGATTACACGAAAAGCAATAACTATGACCGTCATCGTAGACGGCACACGCGTCACTGCTACCACATTTTTCACACGCTTGATGCGCTATGAA